TGGCCAAATGCAGTGATGATACTGAGGACCACTTCTTCCAGCGCTGTGATGTCGATGGAGGCGTAGGCATCCTCACTAGTCTGTGCAAAAGCCAAGTTCATTTGTTCACCCATGGGTGTTCTCCTTTGTTTTCGATTTGTTGGTGTCTAGAAGGGTGATACGTCGTCGGCATCGATGAGCCGACCTGTGTCCCTGTTGTACTGGAGTGACCCAGCAAACCCGACCTCGCCCGTGAACCTATTTTTTAACAAAACCAGTTCTCTACGACCCGACGTTGGCTCTTCAGCGTCCACCTGTAGGGCCAGACAGAAGTCACTCAGTTGTGCTATAGAGTGGGACGATCTCAACTGAGACAGCTGGACCTTGGCACCACCTTCGTGACCTGCGTCAGACTGTGGACGTTTGAGGTGGCTCACGATGAACAGGCTGATGCCCAACTCTTGGACAACACTGGTCCTGAGATGTGTGACGATGTCATCGACTAGGCGTCTCTCATCAGTCACTTTCCCCGTGAGGCCAGAGACTAGGATCGAGATGTGGTCTAGGAAGATGATGTCACAGCCCAGCGCCTTGTTCATGTACCTGATACGGTTACTGATGACATCCATGGCTGTCGAACCAAAGTGGTCAAACAGATAGAAGCGACCATAGTCAGGCCCCATCAGATCGTCATAAGCTGCCTCAACTTCTTCTTGAGTAGCTGCATCAGGATCGATGGTGATGTTCTTGGACATGTGGAGACCCACGATACCCTGAGCAGACCTCTTGGGTGTCTCCTCTAGCATCAACATACCCACGTTCTGACCCTGCTTGAGAAAGCCATAGGCCAACTCACGAACCAGAGTGGACTTGCCCACCCCAGATCCCGCAGCGATTGTCGTCAGTGTAGACTTCTGGACGCCCTTGGTGATCTCGTTCAGACGCTTGAACGGGTAGGTGATAGCCGACATGGCATCTACCTCAGAGATCACCCCACGCATATCTACAGCACTGATGATCCCGTCAGGCCTATAGGGTGCAGCTTGGAAGATAGCAGTGATGATGTCCCCAGAGGCACCATTGAGTAGGCACTCGTTGGCATCCTTGTAGGGCAGACTGGCGATCTTCACCTTGCCAATAGGTAGCACCTCAGCAGCTGCTATGGCATTCTCACGGCCAGCGTCATCCATGTCGAACATTAGGATGATCTCTTCGAAGTTGCTCAGGTATTCCCAAGCATCAAGTAGAGCCTTGGTAGCACTCTGGGCACCATTCTGTAGGGATACTGTGGGCCACCTGTGCCCTTGGATCTGACTGACAGTCATACAGTCGATCTCACCCTCGGTGATCACGATCTTCTTACCGTTGGACCACAGGTGAGACCCAAACAGGGTGGCCTTCTTCGGCTCACCTGTCCAAGGAAACTTCTTGTCCTTGGTCCGTAGCTTCTGGGCTACAGCATGACCCTTGGCATCCCTGTAGGAGGCAACATGAACAGGCTGACCATTACTTCTGGACAACATGTAGCCAAACTTCCTGCAGGTCTCCTCAGTCAGCTTGCGGCTGGGGATGGCGTGGTATTCGCCTGTAAGTAGACCAGATGGGGCCTTGGTGACTTTGGTTGGTGGGCCAGAGGCCTCCTCGTCACCGTGTGTGTACGCTTGGCATCCGAAGCAATACTTATGACCGTCTGTGTAGACTGCAGCGTTGTCTTTCGATCCGCAGGCGTCACATGGTTCATGTGCGACGAACTCACTGTCGTCTTGAACCTTTTGGACCGATAGTTGCATCATGCTCTCTCCTTCATGATTGAAAACGAAAAAGGGCCACCCCTAAGGATGACCCTGTGACTTACTTGAGTGATGCTAGGGACTCAGCAATCCACGCTTCTGGAATCCACTTGTTTGCGTAGGTCAGACCATGCTTGTCGCAATACTTTGCGTAGGTCGTGGGAGACCCTTTGTACAAGCGCTGGTTCTGGTTGCTGAACACGTAGCGGATATCGATGTCTGGGTGCTGGTGGTGCAAGAGCAAAGCCTTGGCACGATCAGAAACGACCCAGCGGCCCTTGGTCTCAACATAGTAAAACCCACCAGCCTTGGGCAGTCGGAAGTCAGGTGTGTACTTGGCCTTCCGCTCGGGGACTGTGTATTGGATACGATCAGTCTCATACATGAGGTCCAAGCCAGCATTGGTAATCTGCTGGGCGACTTTCTCTTCTAAGCCTGATCGATAGCCATACTTCAGTCCTCGATCAGAAGTCGAAGTCATCGTCGGCTGAACCGTCGTCGTCAGTTCCTACTTTTGGTAGATCCATTGACGCTGGAGCAACAAAGCCACCTTCCACAGCATCAAATGGGCTAGAACCACCAGAAGAGCCAACAGGTTCAATGATCTGGACGTAGCCAAGGCGCATGCTGACGCCCTTCTTACCCTGCACGGTGTAAGGCTTGATCACACCACCGACACGCAGGACAGACCCACTGTAGAGGGCTGGTAGGCTTGCTGGTGGGATAGGTTGACCAGAACTATCTACGAACTTCGGCTGGTAGTTGCTCTTGCACTTCAGTTCGAGTTCACCAGTCTCTTCGTTGATCTCGAGTGGGACTGAATACTTGGCTTTCTCACCAAACTCGGCCTCAGCTGTTTTCTTAATAAGCTGCTTGAGTTCTACAGCTTCTTTCGGGTCCATGATCAAGTAGGTGGAATAGACACCCTCAGCACTGAACTGTGTGTCAGCCTTGTTGAGCCATGGGTATTTGGCACGGCCTTTAGGTGTTACGAATTGTATGTTTGCCATCTGATGGCTCTCCTTTGTTTGTCGCGATGTCGTCGTTAGGAATCAAAACACCCCAGCGCTTCGCAGCGACTAGGGTGTCTGGTGGAATTGGTTCGTTTCGTAGTTGGTGGTACTTGATCTCTCCCAAGATCCTTTCTCTTGGGTGCATCTGTGCTCCTATGAAATTTTAGTTGTCCATAGGGTGTATAAAAGGTCTAGCTGAAGCAGTACTCACTCTCGAGAACACCTCTGATGTCCAAGACACCCTTTGATGGCACAGGTGGTAGATCCATCATTGGGTCAGAAACCCGCTGCTGAACCTGCTCACGGATCTCCTCAAAGAAGCACCCACTCTCATACTGATCGACAAACGCATGACGGATGCAGTGGTACATGGTCCAAGTGTCAGCACAGGTAGTCGCAAAGCTGTCGTGGATCATGAAGAAGTCTTCCACACCATTATCCAAGGCCATCAGGATCGTGTTGATCATGTGGGCACTGTCTAAGGAGTGCACAGCATTAGCAGCCACTGCAGACCTCATCTTCTTTGTGTCGATCTTAGCAGGATTTGGATCTCTCAGAGTAATCTGCTGCCACCGCTCACATTGAGCCTCACGGTCCCACAGGTAGATCCGTGCCTTCTTGATCATCAGCTTGGTGTAGCTTTGGACTACTGGGAAGCCACAGGGGGTCTGCCAGCGCAGCGTCTTACCTTCCTTAGACACAGCATCTGTCAACTGCTGTAGGAACTGCATGCCCTCAGCCACTGATTTCACTACCTCCTGCACTGCCTGATAGTTGACCTTTGCCAACAGGGCAGCATGCTTGACCTGAGACCTACTGTCACCAAACGGGTGCGTCTTGATGCGACCATGGGCAACCTCACGACGTAGAGGGGCCATGAGGTCTTCTAGGATCTGATCACAGAAGCCACGCTCGACACTAGAGTAGCCGTAGGTCATCGTGTTGCGCTTGACCTCCTTACGGCCGACACCATGAGCCAACCAAGCGTCTGCAACAGGATCACCAGCCATCTCTTCAAGTAGACGAGTGGAGACCTTAGCCACGCTGGCATAGACATCCTGACAGCTGTCTGAGGGTACTAGGTTGACCAAGAAGCCATCCTCTTCATTCCTCAGGGCACCAGAGTAGTGCTGGACGCCACTGTTGGTCCCATCCATTGCTGGCGGGAGATAGCAGATGTAGGCTTCACCCTCAGTCTGCATCTTGGCGTACTCATAGACAGCAGCCAAGAACTGGAAAGGCTTGTCAGCAGTAGACCACCAGTCAAAGGTAGACTTGAAGTCAGCTGCAGTAGCTATGATCTGGTCGTGGTGATCAGAGACCCAGTCGATACGGGCTTCATAAGACTTCTTGGAGACCTTACCAAAGTCACCACAGTTGGCGAGATGCACCGACAACCAGCCACGACTGTCATCATCTACAGGCTTACCATTTGCCAGAGTGAAAAGGCTTTTGACGTGGTCATCACGGTGGTAGTTGAAGGTAGACACAGGATACATGCGACCACGGAAGTCGAAGTTCCATGGCAAGAAAAACCTGTCAAACTCAGACATCTCATTAGCAGTCTTCAAGACAGCCGAGATGTTACCGAGGTTTGAGTCAGCTTCTCGAACCTTAGCATGCCATGCCTTCTGCTCACGCTTCAGTTCAGAACGAATGTCATCAGGTAGTTCCTCGAAGTTCTCTGGTGTCTTAGGAAACGCAGGTGCGATGACCTCTGGGAACTTACCAAAGACAATACGCTCCTCATGTACCCACTTGAGTGCCTCCAAGACATCCGTGTTGATCTTCAGAGGGGTCGCTTGAAGGGCATTGAGAGCCTTGACGTAGTCTGGTGTACCAAACTTCTCGAAGTGATGCTGGATGGCCTTACGTTGCTCTCTGTTGGCACCTCTGACCAGAGGGACTGAAGACGACAAAGCGAAGTCATAGTAGCAACCCGTGTGAAAAGACGTCCATGGCTGCGGAGGTACAATCATTGGGCCATACATAGGTTCTGCCCAAGCAGCATCGCTCTGCATCTGGAAGAGGTTTGCTCTAGCTTCCTCTGTCAGACCAATGACCATCTTGGTGTTAGTAGTGCCATGGTTTACATCAAAAGTCGTGAAGAGGTCTGACACCTTCAGCACTGCACTCAGGATAGGACCACCAGCTGTGACACAATCTTTACTAGTCCACTTAGGTGGCTTGTAGCCTTCCTTAGCAGCAATGATCCGTGCTGCCTTTATCCTATAGACTTGGCTTGTGTGGTCTTTAGTGACTTGCTTCGTGATGCGATTGTGAAGCGTCTTGTCAAACTTAGACAGACCCAGTGCAAAGTTCTCAAGTTCAATCCTACGACCAATCTTACTGAGGGTGGATGTCTGAGAACCAAACTTCAGAACTGCGTCAAACGCTGTGTTGAGACCAATGTAAGCTAAAGTATCTGTGTCGACATCTTTAAGCAACTCGAGCCAAGCCCGTGGTCTACCTTTAGATCCACCAGAGTTGAACTTCTGAACCTCTGTCTGAACCAAAGTCTTAATCTCTGCACCTACCTTAGATATGGCAGAAGAGATTAGCTTGTGTGGTTCGTTCATGGTGGATGCTGATGTCATCTTAGACTGACGTTTGATGTACCTTCGATGACCGTCTGTCTTCATCTTGTCTTCCAGAGATGCCTGTATCTCTGCTGTAAATTCTTTAGTCAATTGAGTCTCCCAAGTCCCAAGGGTTAACATGAGTTGTCCGTAGGGTGTATAAAAGGTCAAGCCATTGTTTTTATTAGGTTTTACAATACTGCTCTGATCTTGACCTTTTAAGCCTTACAGACGTCTACTAAAAGTCATTTGCCCCCGAGTTTACGCATGATGTCCTGCAAAGCCTTAGGCTTCGCATGGACGTACTTTGCTGTGGTAGAGGTGTTCCTGTGTCCTAAAATCTGGGCAATGAGAATAGTGTTGACGCTAAGGTCGTTCGCCATCGTAGTCGCAGCTGTGTGTCTCAGTACATGAAAAACGAACGTCTCGTCGCCGCGTGCGATCTTATGTCTCGCCAAGTTCCACGCATTGTAGAAACGACGGTGTGTAAAGCCTATAGCTGGCTCGTCGTTCAATACATCGAGTGCAGTCCTAGCTTTCTCATTCAGGGGTACCCAGCGGTCATCTCCGTTCTTAGTAGCACTTAGGTAGACCCAGTCGGCACCATCACGATTGACAACACAGTCAGGAGTGATCTTGAGGATCTCCCCAAGTCGCATGCCAGTGTTGACAGCAATGGTGCAGAGGTATGGCATCTTGTCCTTAGTCCAATCGTCGTCTGCAAACTTGAAATGGAAATCTAAGGCCTTCAGTTCATCTTCTGACATGTACCGAGGACGACCAGAGCGGACCTTGTTCCACTTGATCTTGGGTGCATGCGCAATGATCTCCATGTCCACGGCCATCTTGAACAGTGTCGAGATAGCAGCGAAGTAGTGGTTCACTGTGTTGGGGCTGCTGCCATTAGAAACCATGTAGTCACCAAAGGCGTAGATGTCGGCTGGCTTGTACTGGTCAATCGGGCGGACAGGGTGGTCACCAAAGGCACAGAACTTCAGTACACGCGACTGGCTCTCCTTGAGGTGTCTGCCATGCCATAGACGGCTGGCGTTGCTATTGCAGAACTCTTGCAGGGTAATCATGCCAATACACCATTGAGCGTATCAAGGGCATCCATCAGCCCCTCATAAGTTCCCTTGGTGTTGATGATCTTGGTGCGTGACCGTGGTGTGCCTTCGAAGCCCCACTCGATCTCTGATAGGCACTCAGTTCTAAACTCAGAACCAAATTCGTCGTACCAGACGCCAGTGTTGTCTTGGATGAACAGTGTGTAGTAGGTCATAGTCGTCTCCTTTGTTAAGAGCCGATGATGTCCGATGACCTATTCGCTGGTAGAAAATGGTGCCCCCACACGGACTCGAACCGCGGACCTACTGATTACAAATCAGCTGACTGGGGTATTTCTACCAGCGACTGCCTCGGGCAACCGCTCTGAGTAAACTGATAGATCGAACCGTGTCACCGCGTCAATACACTTTGAGGCCAACTTTGAAAAAACACAGATCAAAACCGATGAAGACCGATGTTTGACCTGTGTAGTCTATTGTTCACCACCCTTTCTCCTAAGGAGTGCAGCCAGCATCAATGGCCGCTACGAGGGAGGCCCCAGTCTCTAGGGACTGATGACCACCATCTAACAGTAGTGCAGACACATGGGCGTCTCTGAGTTCCTCAGTGGCATCACAGAGTGCCCCCATGTTCCCGCCGACGCTCGAGCAGCCACTCACGGCCACCACCAGCGTCATCAATGTCATCTTGAGAGTGATCGACTGCTTTGCGTGTGTCTGCATAGTCAGCCAACCTTTCGTTCTCTTTGGATATCACACCGTCCGCTCTACCCTTGAGGTAGGCATAGGTAATGGCAGCGAGTACGCCCCCTGCAACGAGGGCATACCCTTTGATCTTCTGGAGGAACCACATTAGTGGATACCTTCGGCCCAGTACCTGAGACGCTCTCTCATGACCCACATGGCCAATAGGGCCACTAGGGTAGCCCCAATGATGGCTATAACCTGTGCAGTGCCTGAGAGAGCCTGTACGGCCCCCACAGCACCACCGACACCAGCTACCGCCTGAACCACTGAGGCTTGGACTGTAGTGGACTGGGTGGGGCTAGTGCGATCCTTTGATGCTTCGGTTGGCACTAGCGGCTTCAGTGGTTGGACCTTAGCCCCTGCCCGCCACGCTGGTACTGAGAAACAAGGGCATGCCTTGGCAGCATACTGGTTGTGTCCAGTGACCTTGGAGATCGTCGGGTAGTCTTTGGTCAGGCTTATGATCAGGCCCTCCAAGGCCCACTCCTGCTCTTCAGTGAAGTGGTCGTAGAAAGTATCACCAGCGCTGCCACCGTGGCCTCCAAAGAGGGAGATCCCGATGGAGCCTGTGTTGTGCCCCTTGACGTGGGCACCAGTCTTCTCGAGTGGGCGACCAGTGGTCACTGTGCCGTCTCTGTCGATCAGGTAGTGGTAGCCACAGTCGGACCACTTGCGGTCTTCTACGTGCCAGCGGCGGACTTCTTCTGTCTTCTCTTGGGATGCCTTGGTAGACCACCAGTTGGGTCTAGTGTCTGTGCAGTGGATGATGATTTCTGTGAGTGGTCTCATGGTCCCGCCATTTTCTCGACTGCTTGTCGGATAGCTTTGATGTTCTCGTCCATGCGGCCCATTGTGACTGCTTGGTTCTGAACACTGATTTCGAGGTTCTGAATCCTAGTTTCATGTCGCACAAGTTCACGGGTGTTGACCTGTATGCCACTGTTGAGGCTTGCTACAAACCACACTAGGGCGATGGTTTGGGCTACGATTGCCAGTATAAAGGTTAAGGGTACTGATTTGCTGAGGTGCCAGCTGTCATCCATCTTGAGTGGCCTTCTAAATTAGAGTTTAGGGTTTAACAGGCCACACGACATCATTTGGGAAGCCATCCTGCTGTGGTATGTCACGCAAAGCCCGCCGATAGGTAGCCCATGCCTGCTTGTTGCGTGGGCTGTCCGCCAGTTGGGTGTAGTCGGACGCTGTT